GCAAGATAACGGTGTCGATGGTCCCTGCCTTGAATCTGGTCGCCCCGATGAAGGCCAAGGACGTTGCTTCGGCTCCTCTGATGACCGAGGTTATCGAGGACGTTTATCCCTACCAGATCGCCGAGCGTCAGGCGGCGAAGATTTACCGCGAAGTCGATCTTCCGCCAGAGGGCGATGACGACGAATCGCCTCGGACTTTACTCGAACAGCACCGGATGATGGACCTGGACGGCGACGGGGTTCCGGAGCCGTACATCATCACCGTGGACAAGGTGTCGAGCGAGGTTCTGCGCTTCGAAAGCAACTTCTCGATCAAAGAGGCGATGCAGGGCGGAACGCGGGTCAAGAAGCTTTCCGCCTATTATGTGAAATACGACTTCTTTCCGCATCCCAAGGGCTGTTTCTACGGGATCGGGTTCGGACATTTGCTCGATCCATTGGTTGAGGTCATCAACACCTCAGTCAACCAGCTTATCGACGCCGGAACCGCTCAGATCGCGGGTGGTGGTTTCATTGCCGGAGGCGTGAGGCTTCAGGGCAACTCGTCGCGGGTGAGGATGCAGCCGGGCGAGTTCAAGGTCATCAATGGGGTGACGGGATCGCAGCTCAAGGATGCGATATTCGAACGGACGGTCCCAGAACCATCGACCGTTGCCTACCAACTGCTCGACATGATGCTTGGGGCGGCGAAGGAGATTGCGTCGGTCAAGGACGTGGTGACTGGCGACGCCTCGAACATGGGGCAGGTCGGCACCACGATGGCGATGATCGAGCATGGCCTTCAGGTGTTCTCTGCCATTTACAAACGGGTGTATCGGTCATTGAAGGCCGAATTTCAGATGGTGTTCGACTGTCTGGGGCGTTGGGGCGGCCAGACGGTCGCTCAGGACTACATGAACGTCCTTGACGATCCTGCGGCCAATTTTCAGGCCGACTTCAACGGCGCTGATTTCGACATTCGCCCGGTGTCCGACCCTTCTTCCGTGACCCGGATGCAGAAGATGGCGCGAGCCGCCTTCCTTCAGCAGTTCCTTGGCCGTGGCTTGAACGACATGGAGATTTACCGCCGCATCTTCGAAGCTGCGGACGTTGAGGATATCGACAAGCTATTTCCCGACCCGCAGCAGATGGCGATGCAGCAGGGCATACAGAACCAGTTGCAGCAGCTTCAGCCGCAAATGGCCGCAGCCAAGATGGCGAACGACCAAGGGTCCGCCATGCACAAGCAGGCGATGGCGCAACATACACAGGCGCGTGCGGTTCGCGAGACCGTCGAGACGCAAATGGAGATGAATGGGATCACTCCCGGCGCTCCACCGCCAGAACCCGAGGGTGGATTGTTGTCGCCTGAGTTCGCAACGGTTCAGCAGAAGATGGCATCGGCTCGCGCATCCAATGCGCAGGCACAAAAGACCGAGATGGAGTCTGAGGTTCTAGCCGAGCAGTACAGAAAGTACGGACCTGACCTTGCCCCTACTGACAAGGTTATCGTGCGCGAATGACACGCGAGGATTTTGAAAGCTGGGTGGAAAATCCGGCAACGCAATGGGTGTTTCGAGCGGTTCTTAACGCTTCCCGTCTCCAGAAGGAGGAGTGGGAGCGCGCATCGTGGGACGAAGGCAAAGCGGATCAGTTATTGCTGACCGAGCTTCGCACCCGCGCCGATGCGTATTTGGGGATTGCGGAGACCCCATACGAACGATTTTGTGAACTGAACGGAGAAAACCTGGATGGGCGCGATTCCAGCGATTGAAGAGTGCAACCCGCAAATCCTGCCGATGGAGTACAATGTTCTCGTTGCCCCGGAGGAGACGGAAACCCGCACCGCTGGCGGGATCATCCTCTTGGATAAGACCGCAGAGACCGAGCAGCTGGCCTCACAGAAGGGCAGGCTCGTGGCGCTTAGCCCGCACGCCTTTTCCTATGCGGATTGGCCGGAAGGCGCTCGCAAGCCCCAGATTGGGGACGCTGTGCTGTTCGCAAAGTACGCCGGTGGCCTGATCGACGGCGCTGACAAGCGCGAATATCGCGTCTTGAAGGACAAAGACATCATCGCGGTGCTGACCGCCTGAACCATTCCCACAACGGGGATCAACGAGCCGCCTTTGAGCGGCTTTTTTCATGCCTGAAGGAGCCATGATGGCTGACGAAAACGACGTTCCGCTGAATGCGGATGCGCCAGATGGCGCAACTGGTGGCGACGGTGGAACCGAAGTCATCGAAAATAGCGCCGATACCCATGTTGCTGACGCTAACGAGGCCGACGACGAGCCGGTAACGCCGGAATCGCTCGCATCGGAGCTTGGATGGGCTCCGAAAGAGGACTGGCGCGGCGATCCCGCTGACTGGAAGGACGCCAAAACCTTCCTCAAGTCCACGGTGGATATCAACAAGACGCTCCGCAAGGATCTGAAGGCCACACGGGATGCCTCAGAGCGCGCCGCACGGGCCGCAGCGGCGATTACCGAGCAAGCTCTTGAAAGGCAGCGTCAGGAACTGTTTCAGGCGCGCCAGCAGGCATTCGACGCCGGGGATGGGCAGGCATTCAATGCCGCCGACCAGCAGCTTCGCTCGCTACCGCCGCCGCAAGCTCCGGCCCAGTCCGACGAGAGCCAGAGTTTCTTCGAGCGCAACGCGTCCTGGTACGGCAAAAACAAGGAGGCATCCGACCTCGCTTACGCCAAATGCGAGGAGCTTGCCCGCCTCGGCGTGGCTCCGGCTCAGCAGCTTGTCCTTGCCGAGCAAGCGGTACGGCAGGCCTTCCCGGAACTGTTCCAGACGCAGCAGCAGACCAAGGGGCCTGCCCAGGTCGCAACGCCGGGGACTCGGGCATCTGCCCAGCCCCGCAAGGGACCGAAAGGATTCAACGATCTCCCGCCTGACGCGAAGAGGGCCGCGCTCGACTTCGAGAAGCGCGGCCGCGCCAGCAGAGATGAATACGCAAAGCTTTATTTCGAGGAGAATGCCTGATGGCAAACGTAGCAACCCGCACCCGTGCGGATGAAGAACGGCGCGAGCGCCGCCGCCGCGACGACGGCACATTGGACCGGACCAATCGCCTGACCCTCAATATTCCAGAGGAGATCAAGGCCAAATATCCGGAGCACGATTTCAGGTGGACCAACGACGAAGGCAACCGAATGTACGATCGAACCCGGCTCGATGACTGGGACAAGGTTGACGAAGTTGAATCCATCCCGGTTGGCACCGACCGCGACGGCAAGCCCATCAAGGCCCACCTCTGCCGCAAGCTCAAGAGCTTCGTCGCAGAGGACGCGGCCAAGCATGAAGCCGATCTCCGCGAACAGGAGAAGGGACTGATTCAGGGCGAGCGCGACGCTGCCAGCAAAGCCGATCTTCCCGATGCCGTGGCTTACACGCCGGGGAGAAATTCAATCAATCGCGGGCTGTCGAAGCCCACTTAAGGATTTAACCAATGGCAAACACTAACAACCCGGAAGGGCTCAAGCCCGTCCGGTACGCTAGCGGCGCGCCGTACAACGGGGCTTGCAATAAGTATTTCATCCCCTCGACGGACGGCACTGCCGCATTTGTCGGAGATCCTGTCATCGTTGCCGGTTCCGGCGATGCTGATGGCGTCCCGACCTGCACTGTCGCGACTGCGGGCACCAGCAACGCCATTACGGGCGTTATCGTTGGCGTCCTCAACACATCGTCTCTGACCAAGCGCTACCGCGCCGCGTCCACGGGGCAGTATGTGTTCGTCGCCGACGATCCCAACCTCTTGTTCGAAATCATGGACGACGGCTCCGCTTCGATTGCGGCTGCTGACATCGGCCTGAACGCGAACCTGACGGCGGGCAGCGGCGGATCGACCGTAACCGGTCTTTCCAGCTGGCAGCTGAACACGACCAGCAAAGCCACGACCAACACCCTCCAGGTGCGGATCGAGCGCTTTGTTGAGCGTGCCGACAACTCGATTGGAACCAACGCAAAGGTTCTCGTCCGTATCAACCAGCCCACCGAGACCGGCGCTGCCGGCTCCACTGGCCACTAATCAGGAGTAGGGTAAATGGCAGTTATCACTCGTTCTGCCCATCCCGAGGCCCTGTGGCCTGGGATCAAGGCATGGTTCGGCAAGACGTACAATCAGTACCCTTCCGAATATTCCAAGGTGTTCGAGAAGGACACTTCGGACAAGAGCTACGAGAAAATCGTGGAAACCACCGGCTTCGGCTTGGCTCCGGTCAAGAGCGAAGGCGGCGCGGTCGCATACGACACCGATGGGCAGGGGGTTGTCACGACGCTCCAGCACGTTGTCTACGCGCTCGGCTACATCGTCACTCGCGAAGAGCTTGACGACGACCAGTACAAGCAGGTCTCTGAAACGCGCTCGAAGGCGCTGGCGTTCTCGATGAACCAGACCTGCGAGATTGTTCACGCGAACATTCTCAACCGCCAGCAGAACTCGTCCTATGTGGGCGGCGACGGCGTGGCGCTGGTGTCGGCCTCGCATCCGACCCGCGCGGGCAATCAGTCGAATCTCCTCACCGCAGCCGATCTTTCGGAAGCGGCGCTGGAAGATGCGGCCAAGACCGTCCGCAAGGTCACTAATGCTCGGGGCTTGCGCATTGCGGTTCGCCCGAAGCGGCTCATCATCACGACCGATGATGAGTTCAACGCGCAGCGCATCCTCAAGTCGGAACTGCGTGTCGGCACGGCCAACAACGACATCAACGCCATGAAGGCGCTGGGTACGTTCGATGAGGTCATGCCGCTCACGTTCCTGACCAACAATGCGCAGTGGTTCGTCCAGACGGACGTTCCGGAGGGCCTGATGACCCTGTGGCGCAATGAGGTCGAGCTGACCAAGGATCAGGACTTCGACACCGAGAACGCGAAGGCGAAAGCCCGCATGCGTTTTGTTGCTGGATGGGGCGATTACCGCTGCATCTTCGGTAACCAGGGCGTCTGACCTGACTGGGCGGGGGTGGCGTTCTCTTGACGTTCTCCCCCGCCCATTATAGTGTTTTGATGTGGGTAAGTGGCTAATTAGAAAGCCAGAAGCGGCTAAAATACGTGGCATCTGCGTAACTTGCGGGACCAAGCCGCAGAGGCACAAGTCTGCCAACACCTTCGGTGCAGAATGCTACAAATGCTATTGTCTTCGCTACGGGCGAAAATACTCCAGTAAAGATCGTCGTAAACAAGTATATCGTGCCGGTAAGGCGCAAACGTGTGACCAGTGTGGCTTTGTCGCAAAACATATGTGTCAAATCGACGTTGACCATATCGACGGAAACCACAGCAATAACGACCCGGATAATCTTCAACATCTATGCGCTAACTGCCATAGGCTGAAGATGTTTCTAAATAGGGACTGGGACAAGACTGCCATTTAGCCAGCTCCCGCCCTTTTCATTTTCAAAGGACGGGCAATGAAGCTGTACGACTGGCTGAAGCCGCTCCTTGTTCAAACCGAGATCGATTTTCGCACCGACGTGCGGAAAGCCGGGCAATTCATTCACACCGAGGAAAAGGATATCGAAGCCGTGATTACTGACGCACTCAACGCGCTTTCTGCCGCTAAGGACGCGGTTCTCGCCAAGATCGCATCCACGCAGAGCGCTCTAACTCAGGCCGAGACCGACCGCGATCAAGCCAAGGCCGACCTCGCAACCGCACAGCAGCAGCTTGCTGACGCCGAAAACCAGATCAACGCGATTACCGCGCAGCTCAATCCGCCGAGCGCCTGACCGTGGCAAAACTCACCAGCAAAGCTCGCGGCAAGCTCCCGGCCAGTAAATTCGGCGAGCCCAGAAAGCGCGCCTATCCGATGCCGGATAAGGCTCACGCCGCGAACGCGAAGGCTCGCGCGACGCAGATGGTGAACAAGGGCAAGTTGGCCCCGTCCACCGCGAAGAAGATCGACGCCAAGGCCAACAAAGTTCTGGGTAAGCGCGGCAAGTAATGGGCTACGGGTACGGCCTCTGCCAGCGATGCGGCTGGAGGTACGAACTCGACGACCTCAAGAAAGAGTGGACGGGATTGCGTGTGTGCAAGCCATGCCACGATCCGCGTCCGCCCTATTACTCGCCGCCGCAAATGGGAGCGGAAGGTCAGGCTCGTAAAGACGCCTCGCCTGAACCCGCCGACACTTTCCTGGCCGATAACCAGATCACGCCTGACAGCCTGTAGGGGGTACTATGCCGGTATCTGGCACGACCGTCTACTCGATGACGGCGCTCGACATGGTGACCAACGCCATGATCGAACTCGGATTGCTCTCTTCCGGGGACACGCCGACCGCAAGCGAACTTGAGGACGGGATTACCCGCCTCAATTCGATGCTAAAGTCATGGCAGCTCCAAGGACCGGATTTGTGGCGGGAAGAGGATGTGTCGGTCACGGTTACGGCCAACACTACGCCGACTACTTTAGACGCGACGATCAGGGATGTGTTCTCTGCCCGGTTCATCGGGACTAATTACGAGCGGGTCTTGGCCAAGTGGGAGCGCGTTGAATACCTCGAACTTCCGGTCAAGAACACCGCTGGAGATCCGGTAGTATTCTACGTCTCGCGGCAGCGGGACGATCTTCTTCTCTATGTCTGGCCGGTTCCGACTTCCGACACGACGCTGAAGCTGGATGCGGAGAGGATCGTCAACACGGTCACCGCCGGAACGGACGAGATCGACGTTCCGCAGCACGCTTACGAGGCAGTGTGGGTCAATCTCGCGGCGAGGCTGATCCCGATGTTCAATTCATCCGGGCAGGCGATTTCCGCCGACACTTGCCAGCGCGTTGAGCAACATGCGGGGGCGCTGTTCCAGCTGCTGATGGATGACGACCGGCCAGAGTCTATCTTTATCGGAACGCGCTAATGGAAATGCGCCTTCCCAAATATGCGTCGGCTCCATCGCTGGCGTATGGGATCGGCAGTTATTCGAGAACCACCGGGGGGTTGCCCCCCCTTACGCTTATCAACATGTTTGTCGAGAAGGCGGAGTCGAGCGAAAACCAAGCCTGCCTTCAGTCCCGACCGGGACTCATTACGATTGCCACCAACGGCTCTGGTCCGATCAAGAAAATCTTCTGCAATCGCGGGACGATTAACGGCGACGATTTCTCGGTTTCAGGAACTACACTCTACCACGGAACGGTATCGATCGGCTCGATGGGTTCGGTTGGCTCAGGGCCGATTTCAATAGCTGGAAGCAATAGCGAGATACTGATTGCCGGCGGCGGGACAATGTACCGCTACAACGGCACAAGCCTGACTACGCCAACCTTTCCGGACTCCGCTTCGGTTCGGGCGCTTTGCTTTATCGGGTCTCTGTTTGTCGCCGTAAGAGGAGACGGAGCGTTTCCGGGGCGGTTTTACTACTC